GAAGTCGGTGGACTCTGGCAGGAGGCGCTTGGCCGCAGCGGGCTGACCGGCGTCTGCCCTGTGCCTCGGCAGATCAGCGTTTGGGATGGCATCAATCTCGCGAACGATGCGTTTCCGCGCATTCATGTGAACGAGGCCGGATGCGCGGATGGCATCGAGGCGCTCGATGCTTACCACAGCAAGGAGGAGCGCGATGGCGTCACGATCAAGGATGTGCCGGTCCACGATTGGTCCTCTCACTTCGCCGATGCGTTCAGTCTCTCGCACCAGGCTATCAAGCGAGGCATGGTCATCGACCGCTCCGCGATCCCTCGAAAGGCCGAGCGGCATGAAGCAACCCGAGTCATGGCAGGATTCCGAGGCGGTGGATTCGGAAAGGTGCGGCGGTGAAACTGGAACTCCAAATCCTCGACCTCTACCGGCGCTACCCGCAGCCGAGATCCTTCGCCGAGGAGGTCGAACTCACCGCATGGAATGGCGTGGTCATCAACACCGAGGATTTTTTCATGCTCGCCCGCCCGGTGGACATTTTTGACCCCGAGGAACGCTGGCGCGATGCCGCCCACACATACCACAGGTTGTGTCAGAACTGCTGGCTGATCACTATATATATTGGTATCAGTCAAAATAACCCTTGCAACTTTGCTCCGTATCGTCTTCCCTACATCGCATGGAGTCGGCGAGACCGCCCGCTCCGAGTTTACGAAACCCAAAAACTCCATAAGCGATGCGACTCACTGACCACCAAGAAAACCCCATCCTCTCTCCCTGTTTAGCATGGTTCGGAGGCGGAGGAAGACGCGCCCCAAAGTCACAACCAATAATTATTCCGCCACCACCACCACCGCCCCCACCGCCCGACCCACCGCCACCTCCGGCAGTAGTCGATATGCAATCCGGGGAGGAAGCCATGGCAAGTGAAGCCGCACGGCGTAAGGGACTCCGCAAGTCGATTCTCGCCGGGGAATCCGGACAGGCTCCGATGACGACTGGCTACTCGACACTCGGTTGATGTTGTTTTGACTGATACCAAATGACCGGCAAAAATCCCGAACTCGCCGACAAGGTTTTGCAGCGCCATGCGGAACTAGTGCATCAGCGGGCGACATGGGAATCTCTCTGGGAGGACATCGCGAAGTATGTGATGCCCCGGAAGGCGACGATGTTCACGCAGACGACATCGCCAACCACAGACGACGAGGCGCAACTCTTCGACGCCACCGCCGTTCGGGCAAACATGATTCTGGCAAATGGCCAACTCAGTTGGATGACGCCGCTCGAAAGTCGTTGGTTTTCGCTGGAACCTCCGAAGGCGATGGAGAGCGAGGACGAGATCGAGCAGTGGTTCAAGCGTTGCACCGAGGTCATGCAGGCCGAACTCAGCCGGTCCAACTTCTACACCGAGATTCACGAACTCTATCTCGACCGGGGTGCGTTTGGCACGGCGGCGATCTTGGTTGAAGGCGGGAAGAACAATTCCCTCAACTTCACAAAGCTCGACCTCGGATCGTTCGCGATCTCCGAGGATGACGAGGGGTATGTCGATACGCTTTCCCGCGAGTATGAGATGACGGCACGGCAGGCCGCGCTCAAGTTCGGAGTCGAGAACCTCACTGAGGCGATGCAGAAGGAACTGGAGAAGCCCAACTCCAACCGCAAATTTTCCTGTGTCCATTTGATTGCTCCCCGTGGTCCGGGTGAGATTGAACAAGGCAAGCGAGACGCCGAGAACAAACCCTACGCCAGCGTGTATGTGGACAAGGCGAGCAAGCATGTCTTTTTGTCCAGCGGCTTCGATGAGCAACCGTTTTTCGTTACTCGCTACCTCAAGTGGAAGAACTCCGAGTGCTACGGCTACTCGCCATCGTGGACCGCGCTACCGGAGTGCAAGCAGCTTAATTTTCTCGAAAAGCAACTCGACTCCCTCGCCGAGATTCATGCGTTCCCTCGCATTCTGATCCCTGCCGGGTTTGATGGCGACATCGACCTCCGCGCCGGTGGCGTGACCTACTTCGATCCAAACAACCCCAACGCAACCCCGAAGGAATGGGGAACCGGCGGGCGCTACGACATCGGCGTCGAGCGGGCCGAGCAGAAACGCAAGGCGATCAACGAAGCCTTCCATGTGGACTTGTTTCAAATGTTCGCGCAGTTGCAAAAGCAGATGACCGCCCGCGAAGTCGCCGAGCGAGCGAGTGAGAAGCTCATCCAATTTTCCCCGACCTTTGCTCGCCTCACGACTGAGCTATTCAACCCGCTCCTTCGCCGGGTCTTTGCGATCCTCGCCCGCGCTGGCAAGTTCCCTCCCCCACCCCAACAACTCACGATGGTCGGTTACATCCCCGAGCCGGATGTCGCCTACAACTCCCGAATTGCCCTCGCGATCAAGAGTCTCGAAAACGCCGCATTCATCCGCACCAGCGAGATGCTCCTGCCCTATGTGCAGATTAAGCCCGACATGCTCGACAATTTCGATTTCGACGAAATCTGCCGTGACATGGCCCGCAACGATGGTCTCCCGGCCCGGTGGCTCATGGAGGAGGAAATGGTGGCGCAACAACGAGCCGCCCGCGCCCAAGCTCAACAGCAAGCCATGCAAGCGCAGCAGATGGAGCAGGCCGCGAGCGCCTTTGGAAAAGCGGGCAGCGTGAAGCAGGACTCCGCACTCGCCGGGATGCTCCCCGGCATGATGGGACAATCGTGATGGCTCCCGAGGACAAAGCCGCCGCCCTTCGGCGCGAACGCGAGCGCCAGAAGGTCACCAACGCCTACCACCGATTATTCGCAGGCAAGGACGGCCAAGCGGTCATCGCCGACCTCAAGCACCAGTTCGCTACCGACTCACAGGTCTTCCTGCCTGGTTATGATTTCAACCCCGTGGTCGCCGCGCTGCGAGACGGTCAACGAGGCGTTGTCCTCCACATCGAAGCCATGCTCCGCAGGCCGGTCATCGCGGACGGCGACATCGAAGCCCCCAAACGCAAGGTCAAGAAATGAGCAAGAAAACCGAACCCAAAAAAGACATCCCGCCCGCACCCGAAATGGAGCAGATGCTCGGCGACAAGACCCCTGCCTATGTCGAGTGGATGCGCGACTACCACCCGCAGGAGTTCGCGATCCGCTACGCCGGACGCCGCACTCATCTCGGTTACCACCCGCATCAAAACTGACGAGCAGTTTTGACTGATACCTTTATGGAAGACACCACCGACACCTCCTCCGAGCAGAGTCTGCTCGACACAGGAGCCGACAGCACCAACGCCGCAGCGCCCGCCGCTTCGGAGACGACCACCACCACCACGCAACCCTCCACTCCCTCGACCGGCTGGGTCAACCCGGACGGCACATTCGGGGAAGGATGGACGAACAACCTCCCGGAGGATTCTGCCGCCTACAAGGACACGCTCGCGAAATACAAAAGCGTTCCCGACATGGCGAAGGCGCTCGCGAACGCGAATCAACTCATCGGGAAAAAACTCGGAGTTCCCAACGAGAAATCCTCGCCCGAGGAACACGCCGCTTTCCGCCGTGCGATGGGCGTTCCCGAGTCGCTGGAGGAATACAAGTTCGCTCCCGAGGCACTCCCCGAGGGCATGACATGGAGCGACGACATGGCGAAGCCCTATGCCGAGATCGCGCACAAGCACGGCATCCCGCCATCGGCCATGAAGGAACTCGTCACGCAACACGCGAAGACCGAGATGTTCAAGTTGGAGGCGATCCAAGCCACCTACGAGAAGCAACGCACCGAGGCCGTGCAGACGCTCCAGAAAGAATGGGGAAATGATTTCGGAAAGAACATCGGACTCGCCAAGCAGGCCGCGAAGATCGCTGGCGTGGATGCAAACTCGCATGGATTTTCCGATCCCGAAGTCGTGCGTGGATTCGTTCGCATGGCGCAAATGATGAGCGAGGACAAGGTCGGTCGCTCGATGGGCGGCACAGAGTTTATGACCGGCGCAGCACGCGCCAAGGACATCATGTCGAATCCCGACAACACTTGGCACAAACGCTACATGGAAGGCGACCGCGAAGCCGCCGCGCTCGTCACCTCCCTGCTCAAGCAGGGATGAAAATCTGCGGGGTAGTGAAGAGGCATCACACCAGTTTCATAATCTGGAATCCCGAGTTCGATTCTCGGCCCCGCTAATTTTTGACTGATACCACGGAGTGTGCTACACACTCCTTCGTCAGAGCAGACACCTCCTTTGTGAGCCTGCTCCCTAATACCCGCCGCCGCTGACCCCAATTGGGACACTCGGAAAAGCGAAGGGAGCAAAACAAACCATCAGTTTCGACTGATACCAACTCACCAAAAACCAAAGGAGACCAAATGGCCGATCTAAACGGAGTTCTGACGAACATCCCCAATCACTATACCACCCAGTTCGATAGCAACTGGAAACACCTCGTTCAGCAAAAAAACAGCAGGCTGAAAGAATACTGCACCCTCGATTCCATTGAAGGTAAGGAGAAATCCTACAATCAACTCGACGCAACCTCGATGGCTCAGATCACGGATCGCTCTGGCGACACTCGGATCAGCAACCAAACGATGGCCAAGCGTTGGATTCGCCCACTTCAATACGACTGCGCCAAACTCGTTGACGAGTTCGATGAGCAGCTTCTCGGCGAAGTTGTGCTTCCCACAAGCCCGATCATCCAATCGCACGCAGCAGCCTACGCTCGCACTTGCGACAAGATCATCATCGACGCCCTCGGCGGCACAGCATTCACCGGCACGACTGGCACAACGGCCAAGGACCTGCCAGCAGGTCAAAAGATCGCAGCCAACTATGTCGAGTCCGGCGCAGTCGCCAACTCCGGCCTCACCATCGCCAAGCTCCGCGCAGCGAAGTTCCTCTTCGACTCCAACGAGGTTGACGAGGAAGAGGAGCGCATCATGGTTGTGTCCGCCAAGCAACTCCAAGACCTGCTCCGCACGGTCGAGGCAACCTCGGCAGATTACAACACGGTTCGCGCCCTTGTGGACGGCACTTTGAATACCTTCATGGGTTTCAAATTCCGCCGCAGCCAACAGCTCCCGCTGGCCACCGATATCCGCTCCTGCTTCGCCTATGTGAAGAGCGGCATCGTCCTCGCCGAGCGTGGCCTCAAGACACACATGGACATCCGCACCGACCTCTCGCACTCCCTTCAAATCCGCTCCGTGGCCAGCCTTGCTGCCGTGCGTATGGAAGAGAAGAAAGTCGTCGAGATCGCCTGCGACGAAGTCCTCTAAGTCCCGCACCCCGCTGGCAGACCGGGCAATGTCTGCCACCCAATTTTCCAATCTGTGATCTGAACACTGCTCAATGACAGACATCCAAATCTGCAACCTCGCTCTCGCCCGACTCGGTGATTCCCGCATCACCGCGCTGACCGATTCAACGGCGCAGGCGCAGTATTGCACTCTGTTCTACGCGCAGACGGTCGAGGAACTCCAAGCGGAGTTCGATTGGCAATTCTGCCGCAAGCAAGTGAACCTCACCAGCGGTGCAGCACCGCTTACCGGCTACTCAACCAAGTATGCCTTGCCTGCCGATTTCATCCGGGCGATCCGGCTCGATGACATCGATGCCAGCGAAAATTTTGGAACTTGGGAAATCCTCGGAGCTAACCTGCACACAAACCTAACAGGCACTCCCTCGCTCGACTACATCGCGCTCGTCACGACCACCACCCTGTTCCCGGCCATCTTCATCGAGGCGCTCTCCATGAAGCTCGCAGCCGTCCTCGCGATGCCTCTTACCGGCTCCAAGGATTTGTTCACGCAGTGCGTCCAACTCTACTCGGCCACCATCCAGAAGCCTGCATTTTTCCAAGCCACCGAAGCCTACGCCCCGGCACGCACATCCGCCGTTCCTGTCAGCGTTGCCGAGATTTGCCGCAGGGCTATTTTGCGAGTCGGTTCTGCTGATCTGTTCAAGCCGCATGGCGAACCTATGGTCATCGCCCAGTCTCTTTACGAGTCGGTTCGCGATAGCCTGCTGGCTGATTTCCAATGGTCGTTCGCCCGCGCCCAAATCTCCCTGTTAAAAGACGGAACTCAGCCAAAAACAGGATATCTATACCGCTACGAGATCCCTGCAACCTGCAAGCAAATCATCCGGGTCAACAATATCGACGACTCGGAAAACAACGCGCAGTGGGAGGTCGTTGGCAATTTTATACACACAAATCTGGGAACAATTGGAACGGGTCCGTTTCCTTCAACTTACCCGATCATTCTGGATTACATCGACGAAGTCACCGATGTGACCAAGTTCCCGCCCATTTTTGTCGAAATCCTCACCGCCACTCTCGCTCTCAAACTCGCCTCCATCGTGGAATTCCCAACATCCCAACAATCCAAATGAAATCCATAGAACTCTTCAAAGAACTCCAATTCCTCATGTCTAAGCCTGCCCTTCTTGAGGCAGTCGAGGCAGTCGCCAACTACTCTGGCACACTCACCGCAAACGCCAGCGAGATCATCCGGCAAGCGGTCATGCGTGTCGGCAGCGCCGATGCCTTTAAGCAGAATGGGCAACCGTTTGTTTTTGCGGCCAAATTCTACAACCAGACCATCAACGAGATTCTTTCGGAATACGATTGGCGCTTTGCCCGCCAGCAGGCAGGCAGTGTCGGGAAAGATGTCACGGCTCCGGTTAGCGGATACGATTTCCGCTACCCCGTCCCAACAGGAACCATCAAGGTTCTTCGCATCAATGGCATTGATTCTTCGGAAAACTTTGGCACATGGGAAGTCGTTGGAAACTTTGTCCACACTAATCTGGTAACGCCGATCTCCATCGATTACATCGCCGCTCCGGTTAGTGATACTTCCTATCCCGCTATTTTCATCGAACTCGTTATCGCTCGCCTTGCTTACAAGCTCGCGATGGCGCTCGGAGCCGGTGACCAAGCCGTGGCCGCAGCGAAGGAATTTGATTTCATCATCCAGCGCCCCGCTCTTCAACGCGAGATCGTCTCGGTCGCCGATGCCAGCACAAGCAACAACATCACGACCCGCACCCAGATTTGCAAACAAGCGATCATGCGCCTCGGCTCCTTGGAATCCCTCAAGAGCCAGCCGATGGTCTTTGCCAATAGCTTCTACGACCACACCCTTGAGGAACTGCTTTCAGATGTCCCTTGGGCATTTGCAAAGAAACAAGCTACACTTGTAGTCAGCACAGCACCTACCTCCGGTTACACAAAAAAATACACGCTGCCAGCCGATTTCATCCAAATCATCCGTGTCAACAACATCGATACCACTGAGAACTTCGGCCAATGGGAGATTGTCGGCGGATTCCTGCACACCGACATCGGAGCGCCCATCATTGTGGACTACACTTCACTCGTCACCGATGTAGCATTGTTCCCGGCTCCGTTCATCGAGGCGCTCATCTGCCGCCTCGCCGCCAAGATCGCGCTCCCGCTCACTACCGATGGAAACATTGTGACCGCGATGGTCCAAGTGGCCGCAGAAACCATGCAGCGGCCCTCGGTGAAGAACCAGATCGAGAAGTCTGCGAAACCCCGCACGACCACCTCGGCCAACACGGTCTCGGAAATCTGCCGCCAAGCCATCCTCCGGGTGGGAAGCGCCGATGTCTTCAAACCCTACGGAGAGCCGATGTCCATCGCGACCAGTCTCTTCGACCAGACTCGCAACGAACTCCTCGCCGACTTCGACTGGCAGTTCGCCCGAGTCCAGACAACCCTTTCCGCCGATCCCGTGGCTCCGTCCTTCGGTTACGCCAAACGCTACCAGTTGCCAACCACGACCATCAAGGTGCTTCGGGTCAATGGCGTGGACGAGGATGAAAACTTCGGCAAATGGGAAATCGTCGGTGGTTACCTCCACACGGATGTCACGCCAACGGTCCAAATTGAGACAACCGCCATCGTCACCGATGCCAGCAAGTTCCCGGCAGTTTTTACGAACATGCTTACGGTCACCCTCGCCATGAAGCTCTCCCAACTCATGGAATCCCAACCCGCGCAGGTCGTTCGCCAGTAACGCATGAAAAGCGAGGAGTTATTTAAGGAACTCCAGTTCCTCGCAGGCAAGCCCGCATTGAAAAATGCGGTCGAGGCCCGCGCCTCCTCGCGCCCATCGTCCACGCTCACCGAGGACGAACTTTGCCGCCAAGCGATCCTGCGCGTAGGCACTGCCGAGCAGTTCGGACCCTCCTCGCAGGCGATGCTCCTTGCCAAGTCGCTCTACCCACAGGTTCGCGACTCCCTCCTCCTCGCCGGATCGTGGACATGGGCGATGAAGTCCACCACGGTGGCCGAGAGCGTCCCGCGCCCGGAATACAAGTGGGCTTACCGCTACGC